GAATCGAGCGGGCAACAGTGGGAACAGAGAGGGCCAGTTCTTGCGACGCCCCGACGGAGTACGTATAGAACTGACCCACCTGTGCGGCAGAACCTGCTGCAGCCTGTATCGGCGCGGACGCAAACGCTGGGGTTGCGCTTACTTTCTTGCTACCGAAAAGAGCCATCACTTGCGAGTCTCTCACAGATTTTGCGTCTATGTAAGTACCCCTAGCCAAAAGCGAAAGCGGCACGCGACGACCGCACTGGTTTGGACGCCAGCATGATTCCCCACACTGCGCACCGGGCTAACTCAATTGGACCGGGCGACTTCTGCGATGACAGCACGATAGACCCGCCCGTTTTGACGGCCACGGCTCGCGCGAGATGTTCGGCTAGTGCGATGTCGCCTGTGTGGTTGACGCGATCCTCAACGATCATGGCGCGACAAGTTGCAGTCCATTTAAGTAACTCGGCGTAGCCGACGATCTGCATACGACGCCGTAGGTCTGGGGGACAATGGATCTCCAGTGATGGGGTGACAGCAAGTTTCACCGTTTGGTCGTGCATGATCCGCACAACTTCCTCCCACATTTGTGCAGCTGACTCGACAACAAACGCGACCGACACGATCACGCGTCCGTCATCAAAAGCGGTTGAGATTCCGACGTAGCGCGAGTCATCAACCGATGAGTCAATGGTGAGCCACTGGGTCGGTGGTGCTGGTCGGTCGGATTTGCGGTCGTTCCATAGGTTGATCGGCAAATAAGAATTTGTTGAATCCACCCAAAGATTGAGGTGGCCACGAATGAACGCTTGACGGTTTGGTGAGTCGTAAGCCAACTCCAACGCCTTGGCCGTGATCGTCGTGCCCAGTGCTGGGTTTGCCCATCCCCAGTGCGACCGATCTTCAAGACTTACACCGGGTGGCAATGACCACTCAGCAAAGTAGAGCGCCGTCGGTTGACCCGAGTCAATCGCTGCAATGCCCTGTTCTCGAAGTTGCAACAACACCGTTGAACCTTGATCGCCAGCAGTAGAGAACATCATCATCATCGGATTCTTAACCGCGATCTGCGAAGGCCGTAAAGCCGTAAACACAACGTCGGGACCAATGTCCCACACTTCGTCCACCAGCAGAACTGAGGCAGTCATACCGTGAGCGTGAGCGGACGCCGCAACAACTGAGATGCTTGAGCCGTCAGGAAAGTTGATCCGCTCGTCACCGTTCTGCCAGCGAACCTTGCAATCAAAGTTTTCAAGGTCGCGGACAACATCCCGAAACAAGGCCATGCTCCGACGCTTTTGGTTAGCCACAATGACGATCGTCTGAGGCTCGCGACGTGCAGCTGCATACTCGGTAGCCATGAAGCCGGCGACAGCACGCATGACCAGGCTCTTGCCGTTCTGTCGGGCCGTACTGATACAAGCCTCACGGAACACAAAGTCGCCGTCGGCATCCACAGTCAACGCGTCGTTACAGATCCGCTTCTGCCACTCCATCAGCTCAATGCCAAGAACGCGCTTCGCCCAAGCAGTCAGGGCAGGACCAAAACTCTCACCGGGTGGAACAGGCGTTACCAACCTCGGCTCGATCCGACCAGATATGACCGAACTACCGCTGGTTCGGGCTGGTTCCTGCTGGTTCAGGCTAGTTGAGGGTATTTCGGGATAGGGGTTCGGGGTGTTCTGTTTGTCCAAAAAAGAAACTTTTGCGCGATTTTGTACGCGTGTCGCTGTTTTCTTATTGACATGGATTGCTCCGCGCCGAGCGTTGCAACTGGCGCATGAGCCGACGATGTTGGTTCTGTCGTAAGGGTCTCCGCCGCGATCTAACTCGACAACGTGATCTGCTTGGCTACTTGGTTTCTTGTGGCACCAGTGGCAGATGGGTTCTTCTTGTAGGACTTGGGTGCGTAGTTGTTTCCATTGTTTGGTGTTGTATACCGGGTTACCGCTCATGGTGAGATCATAGGTCAAGGTCAAGAGATACTGACGCCCAAGCGAGAAGGGCACTCGCTCGGTTGTCGTCGTTTGTCATGGGTTGCGCGTGTGGTTTGTGTCCCCCACTATTTTGACGCATGTCTCGTCTGGGAAGCCTGTCTAGTTGAATTCGGTGGAAAACCCATCGCAATGTACGTTTGAACGCTGATCGGTCACTAGGCGCGACCGTCTACCCTCGTTCCCGAGTGTTCCCATAGTGAGACTCAGATACTCACAAGGGCTAGTGCTCCTCTCGTTAGGAGCTGATGGTGTCAGTTGTGTTGGGATGTTAGACGCGCTCAGGCGTCAAGTGGTGCAGGGTCTCGCTTAAACTTTTCCAGCCATGCCAATTTGGTCCATTCGCCGTTCAAGAGTTGTTCGGCAAACAGGATGTCGGCGGTCTTGTAGAACTGTCCGTTGATGGTCAAGTATTCGACTAGGCGATCGTTTGCTATTGCTATAGCAAACACTGGGTGTGTGAAGTAACAGTTAGTGCCTGACGTCCGTATGCGGATTGGGTTGATCGGCTGGATGTATTTAGTTTTCATACTGGCTCCCAATCAGAATTGTTGAATTGACTACAACGGTCAAAGTATCTGCCATCACCTTCATAGCCCGCTGGTGATTCGTCATCCCGTGATGCCCATATTGTGTAGCGGGCTTGAAACTCTGTTCGGCAGCACATAGGACCAAGAATGGTTTCTGCGGTTTCGCCATCCTTTTTTTGGATTAGGTAAGTGATGCCTTCAAGTCGTTCTATGTTTTTTTGACCTTGTTCGTCAAGCGGTGTCACTAAGACGTGCCATAGTCCGTTATGTCGAGTGAACCTACAATTTACTTTCATTGGGTTTCCTTGCTAGTCGTTCGCTGATCTTTTCTAGGTGGCATGGCCGCCATACGTGCACTTCTTCGCCTGACTCTTCAAGGCTGTTGATCCAGCTCCACTGGTTTTCGCTGACGATCCCTTTGTTGGCTTTGAGCTCGGCGAACAAAGTGCCGCGATATGGGTGGCTCATCACTAGGTCGGGAAAGCCTTGGTCGCCTGTAGTCGGCGTGATCCACCTACCCGGTCGGATCTGTGCGGGCTGTGTGTGCATGACGCGCCAACCATGCAATTTCGCCAATGTAATCACGGCTTTTTGAAACTCTGCTTCAGACGGTTCAGCCACCGTTCATCAACCGATCAATGATCTCTGAAGCTTCACGCTTAGTAGCAGGGACTGCACCTTCCCAGTTTTTGGCTCGAAGCATCCCCAATTGTTTGGCGGTCGGCGGTTCGCTGGACGACCCAAGCGTTTGAGTTCGTGCAGGAGCTGCGTTCGTGGTTGTTTGTGGTTGTTCGCCTTGGCGGTACACCTTGACCATCTCCTCAAGGCTGGCGCGTTTCTTTGATCCTTGGTACTGGTAGTTCGCTAGGGCGCGTCCAATGGCCGAGGTCTCGCAGTTCTCTAGGGCACTGGTTTTGTTGACCATGGATGACCCACGGATCTCTTCGGCGTACCCGGTGGTGGTCGGGACTGTGTCGGCTATGTCGGCGTAAAGTTCGGCACGTATAACGATGCGTTGTCCGTCATCCACGACAATTTCGGTGACTATTCGCCCGCGTGGGCAGTCCTTCCAAAACAGTGGGAGGCGTTCGGCTACTTCGGCGTAGTCGGCTGGGTTGAAACTCATGACTCCATGTCCTTCAAGTGTCGGGCCTGTGCAGGCGTTTGGGTTTTTAGATTGTTGATGACTCGAATCATTGCGACACAGCGAGCAGTTTCCTCAACTGTCATGCCTTTGAAACCAAACTCTTCAGCGCATTTAAGACAGATACCGCGCAGCTCTGTACGCATCCGAATATCGGCAGAGTTGAAACCACTAGCGCAGATGTTGCAGTTCATTTAAAACCTCCGAGCCTCATTGCCACGATCGCGTCCTGCGTGCTCCTGGTCAGGTTTGACAGATAGATACCGTTCTCCTCAGCAACATAAGCCAACTCAAACAGAGCTTTACGCAACATCTCAATATCTGTCTTTTGGGCGTCTAACTGCCAAGCGGCTGCTTTCATAGCAATCTCCGCTTTAGCGATCGCGGCGGTCATGTCCGCTAACTGTTGGTTCATGGTCGGGGCTCCTTGATTTGTCGGTATTTGCCGTCACGATATACCAGCGGTGTTGCTGGGATCGGATCAACGACTTCTTTTCGTTCTAGACGCTGGCGTTCTTTCCAAGTCAGACCGCCCCAAATACCACAACAGTCCTGACGTGTCGTAGAAAACTTGAGGGCTTCATCAAGACATTCTTGGCGTACCGGGCACACTGCACAGACTGCTTTGGCTTCCTTGATTTTGCGGTTGATATGACGCTCACCGAATTCAAAGATGAACAGGTCAATATCCATGCCTCGACAAGCTGCGCGATCCCACCAGCGGTCTAGCACAGTCGCCAAGGTTTCCATCCACAACCACCACCCTCAGCAATATCTGAGTACAGCAGATAGGCGAACCTGAGGTTGAGGGTCGGGTCGCTCATGGCTTCCGCAAATGGCATATTGAACACTTGCTCCACGTACTTTGTATGGATCTCGTTAATCTGAGCAATTCCGTGGTCTGATCCGTTGAAGCGGTCTGCCAGTTCGGGGTCACTGGACAGCGGCGTGATGTTGAGGCACCTTGTTTCTTTCCACAAGAGGCGACCGAGTTTTTCTAGTGTCTCGGTGTTGTTGGGCCAGCCGACCGTGATCGCAGTCTGGAACCATTCTTGGCATTTTGTGTCCGGGTGGAATTCGGCTAGTCGAGTGAACGGGACGGTGCTGGTTGTGCTAGTCGTGGTGCTGGTCGTTGTTGTTGTGAGCTCTTCTGCGCGGTCCTCAAGTTGTTGGGGTGTCAACATCCCGAGCGTGACCGTGGAGGGCACAGACGGCGTTTGAATGGGGTCTGCGTTGCCTTGGACGCCTGTGATTGCCCATAAGGCGCATATTCCGTAAGTGAATATTGATAAAAGTAGGAATCGTTTAAGGTTCATTTAGTAGTCCTCTGATAGGTCCGCAACTGATTTGCGGGTGCTGAAGAATCCCTCCAGCATTGGTTTCTGCATAATTTCGCGGGCCATGAAGGCGCGGTAATTGTTGTTGAATTTGAACTCGCTACTGGGGTCGTTGGTGATTGCGTGTTCGTAGCGCAAGACTTCGATAAGAGCTGCGATGCCGTAGTGCGTGTATCCGCGGTGCATCAGCTGGTAGCACATTTTGGTGAGGGTCGGCATGACCCAAGGGTTTGCCTCTTTGAAGGCTTCATATTTGAGCATCTCGGCTGGAACAGCGAGAACGTCAAAAAGGGATGGTTGCATTGCTTCCTCCTGCGGTCGGGGTCCACCTATTGGGGGACGCACTTGGTTGCCAGTCATTTGACCGACTCCCAAACCGAATGTCAAGTCATTGAGCAAATATCTGGGCGAACGCGTCCTCAACCAGTTTTGAATTGTCGGCCATAAGCGGCGAGATCTCTACATGAGTCCAGTCCGCACCAGGTGTGCCTCCGTTGCGTGAGATCGTCCATTTGAGCCAGTTGTCGCGTGAGCATCGGTAGCCCGCGCCCCACTTGTCAGTCGGGAACGGTACGCCTGTGCCGTCGTATGAATGAATCTCTTCAATGCCTAAAAGGTCGCGATGCTGAAACAAGAATTCGACTAGCGCCTTGCGTTGCGGTTTGGTGCCTTTGAGGTCGGTTGCTCGCCACGTCGCGTGGACGGACAGCTGCGGTCCCGATCGCATCGGACGGTTGGCGTAAATGCCAATGTTCTTGACGCCGAACAAGTACTCGCAGAACTCCACGAATCGTTTCGTGCCGGCGCGGGGTGTGGGGTGGTTGCCGTCGGTGCTACCTGTGTACGGTCTACTGGTCATCGTCTTTACCTTTTTCATTTTTGTCTCGAAGCCCGTTGCTCGCGAGGACGCCGCCCAAAAGTCCCAAAAGCGCCATGAATGCTGGGTTTAGGATGCTAAGGAACTCTTGGTCTGTGGGTGATGGTTCGAGCGGTTGTACGACAAATAGCACGCCGTACAAAATTCCTAGCATGGAGATGCCAAAAACAAATGACAAAGTTATGCCTACGACAAAGATGAGTCGGGCTTTAATTTCGGAGTTGCTAAGTTTTCTCATGGTGTGGTTGCTCCTATTGAGGTGTCACATCTGGGCGCTTCGGGTTTGGTTTCGCAGGTGTGTCGAGTGCGGTCGCTACATCCAGTCACGACGAACATTAGGACGACGGCGAGAGCTGCGATCACGGCGAGAGTTTTCATGTCAGAGGGTGGTTGCTGTTGTAGACACCTTGCTCTACCCATGCTTCGTATTCTTCGTCGGTCATAAGTCGTTCGGTGTCGTCTACTTGGATGTAAACAGCGTTTTGTGGGTAGAGGGCCTTGTATTCTTGCTCGGTCATGTCAGTTCCTTTGTCCTAGTTCCTGTAGCCGTAAATTTTGATTGTTCCGCCTGTAATTGTTCCTGAAAGAACGGCAATAGTGAACCCTGTGTAAGAAGTTGCTACGCCGTGATAACCCACACTTGGGGTGGCAAAAGTGGTGTTCATGCCTGATGATTGGCTAAATGTGTATTTGGCTAAAAATGGGTTTTGCAGTTCAATATTTGCCTGAAGGCCATTAGCAACAAAAGTTGATCCTGCTTGAAAATTTGCGACATTACTTGCACCACCAACGAAAGCAGCGCCGGCATAAGTGACACCAGCGTTGGCGTAGTAGTAACCAGTAGTCGAAGCGCCTAATTGCAAAGTCAAAAACGATTGAGCACTTGATGCTCCGCCACTAATAATAATTTTGTAGTTGTCGTAATCGCTGGAAAAAGCACCAGTAACGGCAACTGATGAAACTGCGTTACCAATGGTCTGCGTCTTGACAAGCCACAAACCGACAGCGTTCA